CTACCCAATTAGTTAGCTGTGGCAATGCGTACTTCCAGAGTACGAGGTAAGACGTGGCGCGTGTCCACTGTGACTCTGTTAGATAGCTAGCATCCATTTCGCCAGCGATGCCCTTACGGTGCCACCAGCGATTGCGTATCTCACGCTCAACATCTGCCTGTGCTCGTGCGTGTTCATCGGTGAACGCAGTAATGCCAAAGTCTAAGATGTCGGGGACTAATTCGGTTAGATTGCTGTCAGTGCTAAACGCCATGTAATCACCACTTTACCTTTGCGGCCCAATAGACTGCATCTAATGGCGTCGCGTTACGTAGATTCTTTTCGTGTCGTGCGTACCAAGCCGCTCGCATGGCCTTGTCGCGTGCTGACTCCCCATCCTTGGGCGGGTAAGTCTTCGCGCCTTTAGCGCCAAACCTAACTAGCTTGATTGCACCTTTGTAGCGAGCCAGAACCGCGTGAGACTTTGACGGATGCCGTGGCGTACGCTTTGCCACGTTGTAGTCTTCAAACCTTTCACCACGATAATTGACTGCCATAAAATCCTCAGAGTAAAGCGGCCCCGAAGGGCCGCGTACATCTTAGAGAGTAGCGTCAAAGAACAACTCTACACCGTAGCTGTCATCAAGCTCGCCAACACCGTATACGGCAGTAGCGTTAAGCTCGAAGGCACGGTTAGATGCGTCGCGCTCTGTCTCAAGGTTGAAGTCACGCTTCATAGCCATGCACATTGCTTCACGCGCAAAACAAAGACCTTTCGCGTCTCCGTTTCCATCAACAGTGATATTTGCTGATTGATAAACATCGATGCCAGCGATAGAACCTACAAAGCCACTGCGCATTGCTTCGTTTTGCAGGTCGCCACCGTTAGGGTTAGCGAAGGTGTTAGTCAGGTTCGCTGACAACTGATACGCGTGGTATGGGTGAACAACTGCAACATACTCGCCTTGCGCTTTAGCGTTGCGCAGAGTTGCCGCCGCCTTGAACAGGTCTGCGACAGTAACTTCCTGCCCCGCCGCACCCAATGAAGTAGAGAAACCATCAAACAGCGCGATGATGTCCTTGTCCATCTTAGTAGCAATTGCGTTACCGAGTACAGTGCCAAGCTCCTGTGCAGGGTTGCCAGCGCCCATTGCGGCCATGTCAGTAAGCAATACCTGCGCACCAACTTCAGCAACAGTAACGCTAACACTTGAAGTGCTGACGGTAGTAGAAGTCAAATCAGTGCCTTCGGTTAGATCAGCCGCAGTAATTGCAGGGTACTTTGGCACTTGGATAGTTGTACCAGCTACATTGCCGATGTCGTAGCGAGTGATTAGGCCAGCCATGAGCGATTGCTCTTCGGCAGTGAAACGAGCCTGCATGATGATATTTGCAAACAGGTCGTCGAGTGTTGTACTTGTTGAAGCCGCCATAAGTGAAATCTCCTAAAGTAAGCGGTTATTTATTTGCTAACATCATGGCACGGTAGGCTTCTCTGCCTCCGTTTTCCCAGTTAGCTTCCATTTCAGCCGCCGACATAGGTTTCGACGTGGAACCACCTACCGCTCCCTGCGAGCCAGCGCCACCAACTGACGCTTTTACGAAGTGCGGGTTTGTAGTCAAGAAATCACCAACAAGCTCATCAACGCTTACGGGGTCGCCTTTGTCGTTGTATCGTGGTGTACCGTTCGAGTCTACAACTTCTGCTGTGCCGTCTTCAGACAGCCGAACCGCACCACGTACTAACTGCACAACCTGCTCTGCCGATACTGCGTTGTTCCTACTCGCCGCCGATAGCAAAGCGCCATCGACTAATTGGCTTTCGAGACGTTGCTTGTACGTCATAATTTCCTGGTCTTTCTTTTCGACGGTCTGCTTCAGAATCGACTCGAACTCTCCGCGTTCCTTCTGCTTCTCAATTTCAGCTTCTTGCTGACGTTGTAAAAGCTGTCGGGCTTCGTCAAGGTCGATACCATCTAGTCGCTTGTCATATTGCCGTTTGGTACGGGCAACACGGTCGGCCACTATTCGGTCGAGTTCCTCTTGTGTGAACGTCTTACTTTCCTGAATTTCTGGTGTTTCCACTGCGGCTTCAGTTACCGCGTCTGCCATGATTTCATCGCTCATGTTACGAATCCTCTTTCGAGTGGGTTAATTATATCAAACTAGCGTGATTTGCGCTTTTTCTTGCGTTTGTCTTTCTTGTGGTACGGCATAGCTATCTCCTATTCAGGTACAGGCACCCACCAGTGCCGACAGTTGTAACCACCTCTCACACGGAACGGATCGCCAGAGCGTTTACCTGCCCAGCTATCATCCCATATCTCATAAATCTCGTCTGTCGTGTATTCCTTGCCTACGTGCTTCTGACAGAAAGGCCGTGTCGTCTCAATAGTATCACCTTCGTATCGAAACTTAGTGATACCTGCCTCTGCCGCCGCCGCCTGCTGTATCGACGAGCTGAACTCAAAAAGCGAGTCATGTAACATGGTCTTTGAGTATCGTTGCAGGTCAGCGTCTAACAGGTTGTTAAGCTCAGACAAGCTTGCAGAGAATGGCGTGCCCGACAGCGTGTTGTTGTACACCTGCTGATATAGCGCCTCTGCGAACTCGTCAGCCAGTGCCTCATGACCCGTAAAGCTAAACTGCTGAAGCTGGCCGATGACTGACTGTGGTACACGGAAGTCGGCGAACTGTTCCATGAACTCTTGCGTCAGTGCTACGGCGTCGGGATACTCGCGAATAATGTCGTCAATGACGGTCAGGTACTCGTCGCGTACAAGGCCGTCTATTTGCGCTCTAAGGGCGAGTGCGGCATCTAGGTCAAACAACACACCATCACGTAGAGGAAGGCCAGCAAGCGCATCTGTGAGCCTCAAGCGCAATGAGTCCATAGCACGCAAAAGACGACGCTCATGTGCAGAGGTCGCCCCTTCTAATGCACGTGTGAGTTCCTCACTGTCCATCTTCTGGCGCTACTGTAAAGTCACCAAGTGCCTGCTGTCCTTGCTCAATCTCAGTGTGTGCCTGTGCAAGCATTTCATCATCGAGCAACAAGTCTGCAATCTGCTTATCGACAGCCTGTGCGAATGTAGTAGAGCGAACGCCTGACGCCTTAGCTTGTTGCAGGTAGCGCAACTCAGATTCGTAGTCACGGATATCAAAGCTGTCAGGGTAGCTGATCTCTACCTCATGCAAGTCATGCCCCTGCCATGTGCACCACAACTGCCACAACTGTTCTTCAGCCAGCTCTAAGATGTCAGCCTTCTCAGAGAGCTTGGCGTTGAGCATCTGGAACTCTGTTTGCATTGCCACACCTGACTGAGTGATAGCCTCTGTGCCACGTACTGCGCCCATGTGCGACATGCGGTTGATAGCGTCAATCTTGTCAGTAATCGAGGCACGGATAGCATCGAGGTTAGCGCCTGACGGTTGCATCTGGTACGGCTTGAGTGCGCCGTCCATATCGTCACTGATATTGATAACCGCACCTGCACCTGCACTAGCGTCGGTGTCGTACGTCTTAACTAGTGTCGGGTGGTTAGATATACGGATCAGTTGCTCAATCTCAGACAGCTCCTGGTAGATAGCCTGTTGCATGTAGGCCACGTCGCTAATGTCACTGATGCCAATGCCGCGAACCACTGATCGGTTAGACGGTAAGTGTACTGCGGGAATCTTGCCGATAGGGTTGTCGATAGTCTCGACCACCTGTGCCTCGTCACCGTGATAGCGGACAAGCTGTATCGTTTCCCGAGTCCAGATACGGAAATACGTCTCGGTCGTTGTGCCGTCGATACGGTTTACTGACTCGCGCACCTTCATGTAGGTCAGCTCATGTCGACCGCTAGGCATTCGCTCGTACTTCCAGTCGTAGACGTTCTCGGGCGTAATCAGCGTGACATAGGGGCGTATCTCCTGCGCCAGTTCCTCTGCCCGTGTGCCTGCTGTCGACTGCGGCTTATCAAGCATGATCCAGACGTGGCCGTATACACTCGACCAGATCTGCGCCTCACGCATAAAGCTGTTGAAGCTCTGCCCGTCGAGGTTAGCGTCCTTTAGAAACGCGATAAGGTCTGCACTGCCTTCCATCTGCTGATAGTTACGCGTAGGCGGTACACGCCAAAGAAACGAGCTGTAGACGTGAACGACGTTTCGGCAATGGTTGTCTAGCGGTGTTAGTGCCAGGCGTCGGCTGTAGGCGTTCTTGTCTTCGTTGAGGTAGCTGGTCAGATACGAGCCATCGCGATAGTCTTGCCCGCCCATG